TTGCTGAAATATTACTGTTTAACAAACCATCAGATACACAAATTTTGTCGTGGGTATCTGAAAATATGCATCCCAATAGATTAATTTTTGTTGATGGGAGAGTTAAGCGAAGATGGAGTCAAAGATACTTTTATGAGATGCTAGCATATACTCATACGGGTGGCTTTGTTGGACAATTGAATATGCCAAAAAGAAGAGCCTATTCACAAATACCTAAACTATCAAGAAGGCTTGGTGTTAAGAACCAAAGACTTCTTCCTGCTTTATTGAAAGATGAAGCGTTCAAGGAACAGGCAAAAAAGAAACTTAATAATGCAGAATGCCGATTGCTTAAAATTGGTGAAAAAAGGCGAAGAAAGAAAACAACACCTATTGTGATAACTCAAACTTCATTAGGTGATTTTATGAGTGAGGGATAAATATGGGAACTAATGGATTTAGTATGGCTAAAGAAGAAATAATTAAATTAATTAAAAAAGAAGGGCCAATGCCCACAGAAGAAATCAAGAATAAGATTGAAAATATTCCTAGACTCAAGAATACCAGAATAACCTCAAATCGTATTGGTCAGCATCTTCGCAGAATGCCTTTTATTGTTCATGGTGAACAATCAAATGGAACAAAAATATATGCAGTAATGGAGGAATAAATATGAATGAACTATTATCAAAGGAATACTTTGCATCTTGGTTTGATAACCAAAAAGAAATATTCTCTAAAGCCAAAAAGTTGGCTATTCACCCCCCTAGCGAAGAAGGATGGGAAGATGCTTGGGTTGTTCTAAACATAGAGGATGTTCTTTCTGTTGCCAAAGAACAAAATTGGAAAAATGACATATTTAATGAGTCAGTATGTTGGGAATTTCCTTTTCCTAAAAGTCAAGAATATTCTGTTAAACTTGTTCATATTGAACCAAATGCTGTTAATCTCCGTAATAGGGAAGGAGAAAATGCTACTTTTCCCTTCAACTCACTTGTTGAGCGATTTCCTATAGATGTCGGTAGTCATCATCTTATAGATGCCTGTCTCTTGGATAAAAATGATAGGCTCCTTGCTATGTGTTCTAATCCTTTCAACTTTAAAATTATTGAGGCAAGTGCTTATACCATTGTCTCTTCAAGTTTAACTGATTTTTTAAATGATGAACTGGTATCATCATTTAAAATTGATGTTAAACATTCTATTCTTTCTAGAGTAAGTGAAACCAAACTCTCAATTAATAAAATTATGATTAAGGAATCACCCTATCTTAAGAAAGGAATTTCTTTCAACTTAGGTAAAGCAACTGTTTCTATTCTTGGAACCGATAAGCATTTGTATGTGATTAATTCTAATGCCAGACATATGCTATCTATTATACAGTATTTTAAGTGGGAAGATATTCCTTTGAATATTAACGAAAAAAGCATTCAAAAACTCTTTGAAAGAAGCAATAATTACGAAAAAAGACTATCTGATTCATTTGAAAAGATGGGACATTATATTTTTAGCCTTCTTCCACCTGAACATTACCATGCAGAAAAGGGAAAGGTTAGCCCAATCGGTATTTCTTTTGTAAATACTATTCTAAATCACTACAACTACTTAGAAGTTGATGCAGATGGTAAATATACTGACATTAAGGAATATTGTCTTTCTGATACTGTTTTAGGTTTCAAATTGCTAACTGCCTTTTGCACTCCTCAACTTAGAAAGCAAGTAAAAAGAGTTTCTAAGACGGTTAGAAATCCTAGAACTAACAAAGTAAAAACAGTAAGAAGTCTTTCTTGGGGAACAGACAAAATTACCTACATTTATCCAAAGGGTGTTTCTTCTATAAAGAAAACCCAGCATTATGTGAGGCCACATTTTTGTAAATTTTACATTAAAGACTTAGCAAAGTATAGTAAATACTCGCCCGTTTCAGAAAACGGTAAATATTCTATTGTTAAATGGAGACAAGGGTGTTGGAAAGGAGATGAAGATATTTCATATCACCTTACTGATGGTCTTGGTAAAGGGTATTCACAAAAAGGAATTGCTTGGATTAAACACATTTCTAATAAAGAGAATATCAATATCACTCACGCTGAAAATGGTGGAGAATTTAGAGTTGAGTTAGGAGATAACAAATACTTCTTACTAGACGGATATTGTGAAGAAACTAATACTGCTTATGAGTTTCATGGGGATATTTTTCATGGTAATCCTAGAATCTTCTCGGAAGAAGAGAAACCGAACCCTTATTCCGATTTAACCGCAAAGCAACTTTTTGATAAAACAATGAGTAAAGAAAAAATACTTAAAAGTATGGGATTTAATGTCATCTCTATTTGGGAAGATGAATGGGATGAACTAATAAGAAGGTGAAAATAATGTTATGGACAGAAAAATATAGACCAAAGAAATTAAATGAAGTAATTGGACAAGAACACTTTGTATCTGATGCAAGAGGTTGGGTTGAAGAAAATAATATGCCTAATATTCTATTATACGGAAATCCCGGAAATGGTAAAACAGGAGCAGGATTAGTTATTGGAAGAGAACTCTTAGGAGATTCCTTCCAAGATAATTTTGTTGAAGTGAATGCTTCGGATGATAGACGATTAGAGAATGTGAGAACAACAATTAAAAATATTGCTCAAAGCGGGACAATAGGTGATGCGCCATTTAGAATTGTATTATTAGATGAAATGGATGGTATGACAACCGATGCCCAAAACGCACTAAAGCGTATTATGGAACGGTATGCGAACAATGTTCGTTTTATTATTACCTGCAACGATAGAAATAAGATTATCTTTGCATTACAAAGCCGTTGTGCAAATTATCATTTTAAGCCTCTCTCTAATGAGGCTGTCTTAGAAGTATTGACTTCAATCCTCAAGGCTGAAGAAATAGCCCGATTCTCCCAAGATGAATTGGACTCCTTTATATATGCTATGAATGGTGATATGCGGAGGGCGATTACGGAACTCCAAGCGGCAAAAGCCAGCAATTCCACCCTCAAAACGCAAATTGACGCAGGATTAAATGAATATAAAAAATTGTTAATGAAAATTGTTAATAAAGATAACTTCGCATTAAGCACAATACATGATTTCTTACATAACGGATTCACTATCCGTGAAATCTGTATTGGCTTACATGATGCAGTTATCCAAACTGAATTAGAAAGTAATACCAAATTCAAAATTTTAAGAACCATAGGAGAAAGCGAATGGCGTTCAACCACTATGACTCCAAAGGTTTTAGCATCTTGGCTAGTAAGCCAACTATCATAGATTTGAACAAAGAAAAAAATAAAATATGGAAGTGAAGAACATGGACGAAAACATGAAAACAGAAATTGAGAAAGGCGCACAGGCTATTGGCTTGAGCGTTGAAGAAGCGAAGAACAAGTTTGAAGAGATTTGTTCCGAAAACAGCATTGAAGCAACAAATCCTATCGCAAAGGGTCTTTGGCGAAACTTTGTTGCGAATGTAAAGCGAACACAGAATAATGATGGTGATGAAAAGAAAGATAATGATTCTTTCTATAAAGCAGCCTTTGGTTTCTTTGTATCGTTAGATGCCCCAAGAGATATGATGGCTTGGAACAGAATGAAAGCAAAAGAAGAGTTTATGCGTGATGCTGATAATGCCCTTGAACAGGGTGTTGTTGCTATTGCTTCACAGAATGCCCTTGGTAAGTGGGTTGTTTCTCGCTATCACAATGGAGAATACAACGAAAAGACCATTTCCACGCTTCCTTCGGGAGCAGAAGAAACAGAAGATGGTCGTTTCTTTATCCCATTGGATAACACCGCTACCTACATGAATGGTGGTAAAAACAACAATTACGGTAAGCCTCTTCCCGCAGAACAAATGCGACGAAGTGGTGTTTTCTTTGGTTCTATCGGAACGGGAGAAATGAAGCCGTATTATTTCTCTTACAAGAATCAAGGCGGTGTTGATTTTGCACCAAATAGTTTTGAATGGGTGCATTTCCTTTGCGTTGCTAATGACAATGGAACTGACATTTACGGTGCTAAGGACTTGACTTTCAACAGTCTTTCCCTTAATGCTGAAATGAATCCCGATAACGAACTTTATCGTGATATGTCCACATTTGACTTTGAGGATTGTCTGCGAGAAAACTTTGAATCGCACCTTGTTCCTCTTGTTGATATGGATAGAGCACATATTGAACGCCAAGCACTTCCTTCAAAGGAACGCTATGTTATTACAGACGGAACGGTGTGCAATATGAACATGACTCCAACAAAGAACGGAAACAGAATCATCAACCTAACTGATTTGAATGCGGAGATGGATTATGATTCTAATGAATCTGGTATCACTACTTGCTGGATTCCTGAGCATTTGACTCTTGACTTTGGTATTGGTTCTTCTGTCATTGTGATTGGCCGAACAAGTCAAAGAACCACCGATGAAGGAGTTGAACCAACAACAATCAATGTTGCTGGTCTTTTCTGCACAGTTCGTCATGGTTCAGCAGTTGAAGTTTCTGTTCCTGTTGAAGAGGACTTTGACTGGTTTTGAGTAAAACCATCCATTGTGTAGTCGTTGGCGTTAATGACGGCCATAGAGGTGCGAAGCCTCCCCCTTTGGAGGGAAAAATATGGATAATATAAAGAAAGAAAGATTTTTAATTAAAGAAACAAGTTATCTCGTTGATTTGAAAGATGTAGATTTTATCACTTGGAGTGAAAATGAAAGAGACTTGGGCAAGTATTTGGCTAAGTTGCACATTGGCTCTAAAGAAACAAGATATATGTGTCAATCGGCAGAAGAACTAAAAACTTTACTTCAAACTTGGTCGGAAGTAAAGGGAGAAAAATTAGACCTTAATATAGATGAATTAGCATGGTGATAACATGGGATTAACTAGCAATAAAAATACAAAAGCAGTAGATGAAGGAATGGCGCAAAATGCAAGGGTTCTTGCATTTAAAGATAAACTAACAAAACAAACAGAAGGACGGCTTGCTCGTAGCAACCGTCTCATTTGTGGTGTTTGGGGAGAACCAAAGACAGTTAAAAGCGGTTTGGCTCTTGACTTCCCAAATAAACAAATTTATGTTTTAGATTGGGATGATGGTTGCGAACCAACTTGGAGACAAAACCATGAAATGACTGATAGGATTACACTTTGGAATCCTGAAGTGCGAAACAAAAATGGTGAATTAGATATTCAAAAGTCTGAAGCAAACTCAGAAGACTTTGTTTTATTTGTTAAATCAAAGATTGAAGAAGGAGAAGATTGTCTTTTTGTTTTTGACGGCGTAGATAAATGGCTTGATTGTTGCACATTAAATGTGACTGGCTCTTCAAAAATTGGAAAGCCACAAAAGATGAAGTTTGAATGGGGCAAGCGAAACGCTCCATTTTATTCTCTTTTGATGATGTGTAAGAACCTTAACTGCGACCAAATCTACATTACTCATTCAAAGGCTGATTATGGCGCAACTGGAGAAGTCATTGGTCAAAAACCAAACTGGCACAATTGGGGTGATTACCTGTATCAAATTATTACGACGAGAAGAACACGCAAAAAGAACGATGTTGTGTATAAGGCTGAATTACTCAGCAGTAAAACCAACACCGAACTAGTGGGTAAGTCTTGGGAAACATTAACTGTTGGTAGCGGAAAAGTTTCTTGGGAAGGTATGCCTGAATTGCGTGAGGGATTGATTTGAAGTTCACAATTGATAGTGATACTCTAAAGAAAGCATTAGAAAGCGTTCAAGTAAGAGGTAAAGGAACAACCAATAGTGGATTCGGTTCAACCAACTTTGGGACTTATGCCTATTTAGTGGCTGATACTGCTTCCATTGAAATTTGGAATGGGAATGCTACCTTTTGTGTTAAAATTAGCATTGATGCTACTGTTGAAGAACAGGGCAGGGTTTGTTTTGATAGCGCAACTGTTATTCCTTATTTGAAAAACTTTGGTGGAGAAGATATTATTTTTTCCGTTGGTGATTTTATTGTCATCAATTGCGGAACAAAGAAGGCTTCTATTCCTTTAGTAGTCAATCATCCGAATGCTGACTCTATCGCAAGAATCCAAAATATGCTGAACCCTGTCTCATATGAGATTCAGCCGCAGACTCTTTTTAACTTTGGTAAATCTAAGTTTGAAGGAGCATTTACTCTTACACAACGACAATTGCAGGACGCAATTAAAGCCTGCGAATTAGTCAAAAGTGGAGTGTATAAGTTTGATTTCAATAATGGCGTATTGAATGTTTCAACTCGCCAAAATGTTACGAACAAATATGAAGAAACGATAACTCCTGCTTTTCCTACGGGAGAACCTGCTACGGTGGAGTTTAGTTCACCAATCTATGCTTTCTTTGAGAAAGACCAGATGTTGAACTTTTATCTAAAAGATGACTTTCCTCTTTTAGTAGTAGCAAATGATAGAATACTGTTGAAAGCACCACATATTTCGGGGTGAATAATAATGATAATAAGTAGAATGAATGATGGAAATAGGATATTTAAATCTTGGAGAGAAAACGGAGAGAAGAAACATGAGATTGTTCCCTTTCGGCCTTATTTTTATGTAAAAGAAGACAGCGCAGAACCACTTGAATATAAGCCGACTAAATATATTAGTCGGGAATTTGAGTATGTTCGTGGTGATTGGGTTAATCTTAACAACGAGCCATTAAAGAAAGTAATCGTTGAGACTTCTCACGATTTGAGAAAAGCAAAGGATATGTTCGGTGAAACTTATGAAGCCGATGTTCCTTTTCATTTTCGGTATTGTGTTGATGAGTTAGATGAAATGCCCGAATACAAAATGCGTAAATGGTATTGGGATATGGAATGGCAACAAGGGGGTGATTATCACGACCAATTGACTACAATTGTTGTTTATGATAACTATGACCATACCTATTATCAATGGGTATGTTTCCCAGAAGAACAATATGCTGAACATAAATCAAATGAATCAGTTCGTCAT